TTGTTTGGCAAGTATAAAATACTTTGTAGACATTTCTAGGATTAGGTCTAAATCTTACTCTAAATAGAGACCTATTCCGAATGCCCATCTACGTTGGTTTTGATATGGGTATTCGTAATCTAGCGTATTGTGTTATAGAGCACGGGATTTCTGGAGAATGGTCGATTGCCGCCTGGGATAACGTAGATTTACTTGAAGGCGGCATGACCGCCCAGACCGCCAAGTCATGCGTCGGTTGCGGTGGCGGCGCAAAGTGGATTTCCATTGGCGATGGACGGAAATGGTGTAAGGCATGTGCTAGCGGCGTTCGTGTCAAGAAATCGGCAACATCAAAGCCATCGCTGCCTTGTCTACCGTGCGGGCTTGGCGCAAAAGAGCTCAAGGCACTCGCTACTGGTCGTGGTGTAGATACGAAGAAGATGAAAAAACCTGATCTTGTAACGTGGGCGCAGAAAGAATATTTAGTACCCTGGAAAGCAGTCAAGACAATGTCGGTTTCGCTGGATACAATTCGTAAAGCTATGGATACCTGGTTAACATCTGTACTTTCATCAATGGCTAGAGCTGAATTGATTCGACTTGAAAATCAGCCGGCGATGAAAAATCCTACTATGAAATCCGTACAGATTATGCTTTATACGCTTTTGGCACATCGATTGGAAACTGAGTATTTTTGGACCGGTAATATAGACTTTGTTCACGCCGGTGTTAAATCGCGGGCTGTTGATTACACCGATATTAGCGGGGCTTCAGGTGAGTATAAGGCACGTAAAGACGGCGCGGAAGCAGATGTTACCGCTATTTTGGCAGCGGGTGGGGCTGGGGTGGCTCGATGGGCTACGTTCTTTGCCGGTCGCACCAAGAAATCCGATTTAGCCGACGCGTTTTTGATGGCATATCGCCAGTCTTAGATCTTTTTGGATTCCTGTATGCGCTTCATAAACTCAATTTCCTCATTTTGCCCGTTAATAATTTTTTGTAAAAATGTATTTATGGTGTTCTGTTTTTCTAACAATCGCTGGCTCATATGGACCGCCATAGAATGGTGTGGAATCATTCCTTGTATATATTCGTCCTGCGTTATATAAAATTGGGTTCGAATACACCATATAGAACCAACTACAAGTAATGTTCCGAATATAAATGTAATTGTTTCTTGGTACACTAGACCCATAAACAAAAACATCCAACCGGTCATTAAACATGACATATATATATATCATTCAAACTGATGCGTATATCACTAAAACGTGTCGCCCAAACATTCATGGTTGATAATAAGCCAGCCAACATGGATATAATAAACATTATAGTATAATGTGTTACTGGTCCTGTCGGACTAAGATGACCCATTCTATAGTCCCTTTATATTTTTATTGTTCTTAAAAAACTTGTTGCCACTCAGTCTTCATTAATTGCTTAAACATGACAAAGTCCATATCAGAATCCGGTGTATATTGTAACTTTTTACCGTTATCACCCAAGTAATCGAAATAATCGTAGTGAGCGTCGTCATCTTCATTATACATATAGCACTGTATCGTTATACACGGCTCTATGTTGGTTGGGAGGTTTGTAAGTCGGTGGATTTGATTGAGTGTTGGGCTAATCCATGTAATATCCTCTTTTGTAAAATTCTCTGTTCCAAAAGGCATTACAGTATCTTTTTCATCACATAGAAATGGGAACAGCTCGACCTGAATTGATCCATGAAGTACGCGAATAACGGCATTTGCGGCGGAATGGCTATGTATTGGTGAAAAATGCCCTACCGGCCAAATTTCCATCACATACGGCACTCCAGGGGATTCGCCGTTGTTTTGTCCTAGAGTAATACGTAAATACGTCTCTTGAGGACGCGGCTCTTTGCTGAATTCATTCGCCTTTTCTAACAGACGCTTATAGCACCAGCCATTCGGATTCTGAATACTTTGGGTGATTGCCTTAGAAAACTCAGGAAAATCGATATCATCTAATTTGAAATTCTTACCAGCAATACAGTCGTAGAGCTTCTGGGCGACAAGGGATAAATTCGCTTTCGGCAAGTATGCGCCCGTTGCGACATCATTCATAGTTAAGTCGTTCGAATGTTTCACAAGCATTGGAATAGATGTTGTAATAGGGTCTCTCAGTAATTTTATAGGTTTAATATTGGACGAAGCTGTAAACTTGATATATTGAATCGTCTCTAAGAAATTAATAGCAGTTTCTGGAAGATTATATTCATAGATAACTGTTTCATACCGTGGCTCACCAACGCCCGCATACAGTCTATGATTATGAGTATCAAGACTGAACCAATAGTATGCTCCACTTTTATTTATGAGCCCTGTTGTATTATCGGGATCGATTAGCGACTCATTTATATTACTTACATGTACATACCCATTGCCAAATTCTACATATAGACCTTTCAACTCTTTATTAAACAAATGAAAACCGGCTGTCGTCTTTTGGCTGCTCTGAGTTTCAAACATAAATACACCTTGCCCGTGGACCAGAAACTCAATATCTGCCGCTGATTGGTTCGTATAAAGGGTTTTGGCACGGGGGACGGACATGGTATAATTTTCTCTCTAAGAGTTTGTTTTAAATTTATGCGTTCATTGACCTAAAACGAAGACACAGGAGGTAAAAGAAGGAAACTATGAGCGGTCCTACGATTCACATATCCGATGGTGGATCGTTCCCCGAAATCTCCGCCAGCCACGATTTAGGTCGTTCACTTGATATTAACCAGAACGATTTTGATCTGAATCTTCTCGGCAATCAACGGAAGATTGCGGGCTCTATGGGTCGTCCGGCGTCTCCGGCTGCTGAACTCAAGGCGGTAGATGATATTGAATTCGTGAGCCTTGATGATACAAATGTAACCTTTGATGTGAAGCCATCGGGCGGTGGCGATAACATCCGTATTATGCGGGAGACGGGTCCCTCAGCACCTATTGGCGGTGGCGGCGGCGGTGAGACGTTTCGCCTTGGTGTTTCATCCGCTCCTACAGTATCTAATTCGTCACCGATTGCCACAACAACAACGACCTCCGCTGCTGCACCGGCGCCTGCTGCCAAGTCCTGGTTTTCTAGTATTCCTGGTCTCAGTGGTGGTGCGACAGCGACAAATGGTGCTGCTAATGCTGCCGCTGCGGCTCCTGCTGCCGGCGGATTTCGTAGCTGGTTTAATGGTAGCGGTGGTGCGGCGGAGGCACCTGCATTAGCACAAACACCTGCTGTATACCTGACTCCCGAACAAGAGGCAGTGAAGAAGACCGAGGGATTGACGATTCTGGAGCGTATGGACCGTAAGGGTATCAGCGGTACAAAGATGTCAATGAGTAATACACTTGAGGAGATTAACTCTGAAGTTGCGCGCCGTAAGGACTCGAAGGGTCTCGAAGCGTCGCTTCGCTTCCAGCGCTCTATGCTGACAACGGTCACTAGCGGTATGGAGTTCCTCAACAGCCGATACGACCCCCTTGGACTCCATCTAGACGGGTGGTCCGAGCAGGTGAACGAGAACATCGAGGACTACGATGAGATTTTTGAGGAGCTCTACGATAAGTACAAGGATAAGAGCAAGGTGGCGCCTGAGGTGCGCCTGATTCTATCACTGGGTCTGTCTGCCGGTATGTGCCACGTCACCAATACAATGTTTAAGTCTCGTATGCCTGGTATGGATGATATTCTTCGCAATAACCCCAATTTGGCGCGTGAATTTGCACAGGCGGCGGCAAAGGAGGCGGTCGGACCTGGCTTCGCGAATTTTATGTCGCTCGGACAACCTGGTGGTGGTGGTGGCAGAGGTGGCGGCGGTCCTCCCCCTGAGATGCGTCAGCAGCCAATGCGCGAGACTGCACCGCCAATGGAGGAGTCGGAGCCCGAAGGTGTATCTAGCGGCGGCTTTATGGGTATGATGGGTAATATGATGCCTGGTCTCGGTGCCGCAATGCCTTCGATACCCTCGGCTGGTCCTCCCCAAGCCCAGACAGTGCGCCGTGAAATGCGCGGTCCCACCGGTGTAGATGATATCCTCAAGCAGTTACACGAGGGCGGGCGCCGTGACGCCGAGGAGACGAACTCTATCGGTAGTGCCTACACAACAGAGACCATGCGTCGCAACGGACTCAATCGTCGCTCCCGTAAAACAACCGCAACACAGGCAACCGGTAATGAGTTAACACTCAATGTCTAAAAAATTGAAACATATGCCTAGCGATTTTTGTGTGTTTAACACATACAATGCAGGATAACTTCCTTTCATCTATCTATGGCAATGCGTCTATGCTTCCGCTCAACAAAGAATATGATGATATCACAAAGTCGTTTCGTGAATCTATGGGCTCTGAGAATATTTGTGTAAGTGCCATATACAAAATTGAAAATCCTTTACTAGAATGTCGGTTTAATGAGCTGGCTACGTCTATTACGGCGGCTAGAAATAGTAAACCTGAGGTTGTCAACGTCTTTCATGGGACGACGCTGAAAGCCGCTGCCAATATTGTCAACACAGGCTTTGACCCTACTTATAGCAATTGTGCTGCGTACGGAAAGGGCACCTACGCTAGCCCATCTGCTAGGACGGCTGTGATATACTGTAAGGATGTAAAACAGCAGAGTGATTTCTCTATGATCTTTCGGTGCCGATTTCTCAAGGGAAAACATGGCTTTGCCAGTAGTAGTAATACGATTGATACAGATGTAATAGATTACTGTGGCAGCGATGATATTCTTGTAACTCCTTACGCCGATGGTATTATTCCTGACTACCTTATCTGCTACTACCAGTGGGATAAGTAAAGTTTAAAAAAATTGACGGCACGGACGGAGTCTGGTTTTTTCACAAGGGTGGCAGAATGACGTGTACGATCTGCTTTGACAGTTTTACGGCGGCTTTACGAAAATGTACCACATGTGCGTACTGTGACGCATCAGTATGTCGTATTTGTTTACAACAATATCTCCTTGTAGATACGGCAACGGAGCCAAACTGTCCTTCCTGTCGCAAGAGTTGGGACCGTGACTTCCTCAATGAAAACCTGACGGCAGCGTTCCGCAACGGTCCGTTCAAGAAACACCGTGAGAAGGTTCTGATGGATCGTGAGCGGGCTCGCTTTCCAGACACCCAGAACTGTGCTATTGTTTATAAAAATGCGAAAGAGCGTTTGAGCGTTGTAACAGCAGAAAGTGAGAAGCTAAAGAAGATTATGTTTAATGCGTCTAAAAAAGAACGGAAGGCTAAATCGGAAGCAGCCACCGTTCACAACAAATTATACTATGAATTGAGTAAAACTGTGAATCCTTATCCAAATCCTATTCCTCGAGGATTCATTTATCAGGCTTGGCAAGCGCAAACGAACGCTCTATTGGCAGCCCGTCCTGATTTACAAGCTACCTACGCTCGAGTCACTGAGACACAAAAAGCGTATGATGATAAGATAGCACCTTACGTACAGGTCCTTAATCCAGTCCAACAAATGGTAATTGACTATGCTTTTGCCATCAGGACTTACGGTCGTCCTCGTGGTGTTGCTGGCGCAATCCTAACGGACGAACAGAAAGCATCGCGTGCTGTATTTCACCAAAAATGTCCCGCAGAAGGGTGCGAGGGCTTTCTATCAACACAGTGGAAATGCGGTATCTGTGACGGCAAGTTCTGTAAGGATTGCCACGAGACCAAGGCGGACGACCATGAGTGTAATCCAGACCTAGTCGCCTCCGTAAAGGCTATTAAGAAGGAAGCAAAGCCTTGCCCCAAGTGTGCCTCACAAATCAGCAAAATCGACGGCTGCGACCAGATGTGGTGTACGCAGTGCCATACCGCCTTCAGTTGGAATACAGGACATATTGAAACGCATGTCGTCCACAATCCTCACTACTTCCAGTGGATGCGTGAGAATGGTGGTGTATTACCTCGCGCTCCAGGTGACAATCCAGACCCAAATGCGGCATGCGGCGGTGTTAATCGGCTTGTTGCGCGCTTACAAGCGCTTCGCCGTAGCCCGAATGAATCGGAACGTCATGAGGATTTTATAACGGCAATACTTGAGAATATCCGACAGTTCCAACACTACACCGGCGTCGATATTCGCAATTATCGAGATATTCTGAATGTACCAGCGCGTGAGGAAGAGCACCGTGTTCTACGTGTAAAACGTATGCTGAACGAAATTACGGACGACCAATGGAAGACCACGCTTCAACGCGATGAAAAGAAGCAACTCAGGACGCAGTCACGTCTACAACTCCTGGAAATGTACGCTACCGCGGGTATGGAGATTATCGGACAACTACACAATGAACCATTTGATGTTAAGGCTATTAATCACCAACTCAGTGAACTCTACAAATTCACGGAGAACTCCAATCAGAAGATTGCCAAGTCGTTCAACTGTACGCCTTTGAAGATTCTCATGTCTACTGTATAAAGGGTTCAATACGTTCAATAGAATTGAAACAGTTGAAACTACTCTTTAGGAAGGTCAGGTTTGGGTGGCGGTGGCGGCGGTGGCGCCTTAAACTTTTTCGCATTTGTTTCGTACGTTTTTTTCTCTTTTTCTATATCGTGTCCGCACCACGAAGGTATTAGACAATACGGGCTATGCTCGTTAGCAACAACCCATACAATCGCAAAAAATAGAAGAGTTACCCAAAATGCCGCGGCTAAATTACGTGTTGCTATAAACACAACGGTAAAGAACAGGGCAGGGCGTATCCAAGGCGCCGCTAAAAACTCTTCCTGCTTCTTTGTCAACTCCAATGAGAGGAAACGACCTCCTAAATTGAGAACTAACATA